CCATCGAGATCACCCTTGCTCGTAAAGCTGATATGAATATGAGACTTGTGGCTATTGCTTCCAGTATATTTTCGCCAAGCCCAGCGCCTTTTGCTGGATGCAATTCGTCCATCGAATATAATGTATTTAATTCGTAAATCTCCAGACTTCGCACAGAGTCGAATCTGGTCAGCAAGGTATGGCATGAGGTCGGGCTTTGACTTTCGATGGAGATCGCGGTCAATGTCAATGGCTCGAACAACTGATTTAGCACCTTTATCTGGGTTATGATCAGACTTAAGATGTGAATGTCGAGCATCACCAATCCAGCCGTCCGAGGTTCTATCTCGATCTGGGTACGAATCATCGAGCTGCTCCCTTAGTTGCTGCCCTGCCTTGCATAGCCATGGGTTCATGCCAGTAGAAGCTTCGCCTCATCAGCAGTAATGCCTAGACGATCTAGCAGCGCAGCCTTAGCCGCAGCATCAGCTTCAGCCTTAGCATCTTCTTCAGCCTTCTTCTCGGCTGCTAGTTCTGCCTGATAGGTAAGTTCTGCAACCTCGGCATCGGTCAATTCAATAATTGACTCCACGCCTGTCTCGCAGTTGATTTCGATTCGTGTTGGATTAGGCATTTTTGACTCCGTATAGATAGGCGGTTGAGTATTGAAGGAATGTACTTCCTGAAGGAAAAATCTTAATTCTGTTTATGGCAGATGTGTTTGACCATAATCCCGCTTCCAAAACCGCATAGGACTCGGTAGCGTTATTCTCCGTTACAGCGTCAATACTGAAAGATTTATTAGATGAACCTGCGTAATTAGGAAAATAGATTTCAAGATTATCAAATGTATTGGCGGTGTAAGTATTAGGTTCTCCAATAGCAAAAGTAGTGTTATTGGATGCCGAACCTGAACCAACACTTGAACCTGAACCAAAAAGATTTCTGCGACTGAAATTAGTGCTTAAGTTATTGAATTCAAGCGTGTAGTTATTCACTCCAGAGGATGCACTGCGACCTGAAACCTTAAGGCATAAATCTGTGTAAGTGCTAGGGATAGAAGTAAAGTCAATAGAAGCAGCCCCGCCTGAACCGACTGTAGAAGAAGCGATTAACTCAAATGTGTTTGCCATTATGCCGCCGCGATTCCGTAAAGGGTTAAAGTGCTGCCTGTTGAAAGATTACCTGATGCGTTAATTGTAATCGAGTTAATTGCTTCAGGAGTTTTGCGCCAAAGTTCGGCATAGGCTTGCGCACCAATATTTACACTTTGTGCGCTTGCTCTGTTAAGAACTGTCTTAAAAGTGGTGGTGTTGGCGTAGTTCATAATCTGCACAATGTTCATATTCCGAGTTGTAGAGACATAATAACCTAATTCCATAAAAGTCACGCTTGCACTTCTATCTGATGAAGCAGTAGAACCATCGCCTGTCATGCGGGTAAATGTGTAATTAGAGTTTGAGTCAGAATTAAACTGCATTTGAATACCGCAGTTAGACCCAACTGTGCCGTCAATAATGAGGACAAGGTCTGTGTAAGTGCTAGGAATAGAAGTAAAAGAAACTGATGATGTTGCCCCCGTAAGTGTTCGAGTCGCTATTGGTTCGTAGGTTGCTCCTGCTGGCATTTATTTATCCTTTGATTCCGTAAAGGGCGAAGTGGGAGTATTGCTGAAAAGTGCTAAAAGATAAAGTAATTGAGTTGATGGCTGTGGTGTTGTTCCAAGCCACAGATACAAAGTTGATACGCCCAGAGCCATTAGCATCGTAGCCGTTAAGTTCCCTGACTACTTTGTTTTTATTTGTGTTTTGATAGTCGAGAATGTCAATGACTCCCACCGCTGGGCTTGATGATGTACCGACTGTAAAAGGTGTGAAGTTGCCTTGATTAGCCCCTGCGCTGGCTGTTGAGCCGTTGCCAATAATATAGTGGGTGTAATAATTCGTGCTGGTTGTGTCGGAGTTAAATGACAATGACCCGCTGCTCTGTGCTGTGCTGTTACCTATTGACATCATTCTTAACTGTAAATGCTTAAAAGTGCTAGGGATTGAGGTAAATGAAATAGAACTAGAACCACCTGCTCCTACTGTTACTGTGGCAATAGACTCATAGGACGTACCCGCAACTGGCGCAGCTCCTGTTCCATGGATCGCAGCAATTTGATTAAGCAATTGCGCCTACCACGTACCAAGTGTCGGTCGCTGTCTTGATGCAGACGGCAGACTTGTACTGTCCAAGGGTAGGAGCAGCCGCTACTGCGCCCGCTGAAAGGACTGTGGTAGTGCCTGATGTGACTGCGCTAATCGTGCAAGTACCCGCCCCGATGTTGAGGACTGTGATGGCTGTGCCTACAGGGAAGGGTACGCTGGCATTGGTAGGAATCTTAAAGGCGATGGCTGTTGCCTTGTTCATAATCTCTAGGACTTGGTACTGATCCGCAGAAACGGCTGTGTAGTCCGCTGTCTGGGCTGTGCCAACTGTGAAGGTTGGAAGGCTGTTATAGGTAGCCGCTGTTAATACGTCTCCTGTTGTGACTGGAAAGGTTGCCATGTTGCTCCTAATAACTCAATGTAGATGTGCCGATTATACCGTATGTGCTGCTATTAAATATGAAACCATCAACGATAGGTTCAAGTGTGGTGATTGCTACCTGCATTTTATCCGCTGTTATATCCCAAGCAAAGCCCTGTGCCTGAAGTGTTTTGTTGATTGTCGAGCCTGACTCTGTGACGTTTGTGATGTCTAGGTTGTCAAAGTAGTCAAGCCCAATAAGGGTATCTGTTGGTACGGATGGGTCTAGCAAGTCCACCAGCATCTCGTCAATACGGATGGTGGTCTCACGTCTCGTATTGCAGTAGTTCTGGGCTGCGCCTAACACCTGTGCATCTGTCTCGGCGATCATGTTCTCTTGTGTCAAGCCATGAGGGAAATACTTGTCAATGCTGGACTGGCTAAACACATTCTGGACTGTGCCGCCTGTGCGGGTGAATCGCACATCGTTAATAATGAGCTTGTCATCAAACTGATATTTTACGGAGCGGTAAGGGATGCCTGTGGTCTGGTTAAAGGCGATGGCTGCATCGCCAAGGCTGCCAGTAACCTCTGCTCGGTTCTTGTATGTAGCAGTTCCGTCTGGGCTGATATAGAACGCCCCAAGCCCTTCCGAGAACTCTGCGTTCTTGATGGCTTCGATGGTGGTTCTAGTAGTTGCAGGATCAGCAAGGCAGGTGGCAAGACCTGTAGAGATTGAACGCATAGAAGCTGGGAACTGCACATCGTCTAGAATCTTGTTAATGCGTGTGCCTGTGTCTTGCCCTGCTGGGGTATCAGCTACTGTGGCGATTTGAGACATCTGCAAGAGACGGAAGGCATCTGTACAAAGGATGTCCACATAGGCTGTCTCCTGCCCTACAGGAAAGGTATAGCGGTAGTCATTTACATACCCGCTGAACAAAAAGTGTTCTGCTGTGGCTGTGGTGGCAGAAATGCGCAGCTTACGCAAAGGAGTTAAATAACCAAAGTAAGGCGAATTAGGGTTTTGAGGATTGAAATTTCCATCAGGATCGAGTACGCGGACAATGGCTGTGCCAGCATCGTAGGTGTCCTTCAAGATGTTACGACCACGCCTAATAGAGATGCTGTACACGTCAGGGGTTAGATCAACTGTAGGAATGATTACATCAGATGAGCCAAAGGAATTGACTCCGATGACTCCGTTATCTGGTGAGCCAATGACGAAGCCAGTACCGAAGGTAGCCCCAGAGCTAAAGTCGAAGCTGACTGCTATTTGTGCTGGTAACGCCATTAGAGTCCAAAGGCAGAGCTACGGCGAACGATGTTACTTGAGTTGCCTGAAGATAGTGATTGGTCTTGTAAGCCCTTAGAGATTGAGTTAATCAAGTCTCGCTCGGTAGTAACTGATCCTTGGACTGTGACATAGACATTGGTGTTGAGCGGGTTGCCCTGTCCGTAGGTAAAATTGCCAGTAGGTATTGTTCCTAAGTTTGTGGATGGGATAACTGGGCCCTGTACTGGCTTATTAGAAGCAATAACACCCAAGTCAGGTGGGATAAAGTTAGGCACAATGCCAGAGGTAGGTGCGACTGCTGCGCCGCCCATTGTACCTGCTGGGACTGTTGGTAGCTTTAGGTTATTTAGCTTATTCTGGAACTCTTTAATCCAGTCATCCAAGAACTCAAAAGGGTTCTTAATCTTGGCATTGCCAATGGTAAGGAAATACTGATACAACTTGCCTGACTCATCCTGTGCCATAAGAATCTCGCGTGTCAGTTTGCTGGCTAAGACATCGTTCTCGTTAAGGATAGCGAGCTGGGCTTCTACGCGCTTGCGCTCTTCAGCAGATAACTGACCTTTAAGGGCGGCAATGCGCTCAACCTGCTCACGATCAAAAGCTGTGCCAGCCTTCTTAAGAGCTGCTTGCTTCTTAAGTTCTCTGGTCTGCTTCTCTTGCTCTTTTCTAATCTGTTCAGCGCGCTTCTTGGCTGCTGCTTCTGCTGCCTTAGCGGCTGCCTTCTGCGCGGCAGTTTGAGGAATATCAACGCCATCCCAAGCCTTCATATAATCGCGGCGCATACGGCGGTTAAATTCATCTACTTGAGCCTTTTGAGCCGCATCGAACATACCGCGCCAAGTCTTTGCGCCAAGGACTGCTTTGAGGATTGCAATACCTTCTGTAAATGCGTCAAAGAATTTAATAACTTTGTCTGTGAAATTTTCAATCTTAGTAACGAATTGGTCGATATCGCTTGATTGGCTATAAGCTAGAGCCAAGTCAATAATCGCACCGCCGATTCGTTCTTGAGCTGTGCCTAGAGCCTCGGTTAATACCTGCAATTTCCCTGCGTAAGTTGCAAGATAAGCAGCCTGTGAACCACCGAATTGCGCGTTGAGTAATTCTTGGGCTTTAGAGAATCTAAGAGTTTTAAGTTCTGCCTGTGTAAGTCCAAGGTTGTACTTGCTAAGTCCTCTAGTCTGACCAACGTAAGCTTTTGATAAATCTTGGGTAACTGTAAGAAGATCAACCCCTGAACCTGCTGATATATCCAATGCCAGTTGAAGCATCTTCTGGCTCTCGACAACCGAGCCTGTAACCTGTAGCAATGGCTGGATAGCATCGACTAGAACTTCGCCAGCGATACCAGCAGATCGTGAAATCTTGTCTAGGTTTGCTTGTATGTCAGCTTGTGCAAAAGACAAGCCTAAGTTCTTTACGGAATTGGCAAGACGGACATTAGCCTTTTCTGCTTGGATAAAAGCAGTAACTGACTTCTTGCCAAACGCTACAACGGCTGCACCGCTAAGGGTTAGCCCTAGAGTTCTGCCAAGCCCTTTGAGTTTCTTATCAAAGCCATCTACTGCCTTACCAGCTCTGTTAATGCCAGAAGCATCGAGAATCGTGGCAATTCTAATCGCTAGGTCTGTTTGTGCCATAGTTATCCCTCAACCTTATAGATTCGCCCGCCACCTGAATCAACCAACTTCTTGACCATCTCGTTAGTGTTTTCAATAGCCTTGATTACTGCCGCTGTAGTTTTGCCCTGATCCTCTGCCCATGCTCTAAACATTGCGCGACCAGTCATCTTCTGACCTTCACCACGAAGCTCTCCGCTTAGTCGCGGAGTGAACTTCCCTGTATTTCCAGACTTACGTCCTGCTGTTTCATAGATAGCACCAGCCGCGGACTTGTTGTAGATAGTCGCAATAGACCTAAAACCAGCGCGATTAGCTTTACCGAGCGCAGATGAATAAACAATTCCTCTGCTTGCAATGGCTTGGTCATAACCACGATTTTCCCACTTGCCCTTCTGGTTCTCTTTCAACCAGCCTGATGGCGCTTGGTCATTGCTAGGCAAGAAGCCACGCGCATCACGCACGATAGGCTTGAGAGCGTTAGAAAGTTCTTTCTGGCTTTGCTTGGCTAAATCTGGAGCATACTTCTTGAGACCTTTGCGAAGCTCAAGCGCGCCTGTTACTTCTACTGGCATTGCTTTGCTCCTTCGCTATATCTCTTAATACCTCTATGTGAGCCTTAAAAGCCATCGGGGAAAGTTCCACAATGGAGTTGAACGGGACTCCGAACTCGTAACTCAATCGAGCTGCGAGATAGGTGATGGAGTCCCGATTAACCCAGAGGGTCGGACTCTAAGACTTCGACACCCGAAAGTGTCTCTAAGAATCCTTCTCCAAAAGGTTTGACTGTTTCACCCGAACGTCTAATTGCTTCCCAGCAGAGCCAGTACACGTCTGACTGCTTCTGATCTTCAATCAAGGCTTTGTGAAAGCCCTTCTTGGCATAGTTCTCAAAGCTCCATTCAAGTATCGGAGTTATCTCGAACTCCTGTACTTGTCCGTCAGCCCTTGTGACTTTAAGTTTTGCCATAGCCCTTTATCTCCTTTTTAGAATGTGCCTGTTGTTGCGACTCCGATAGTACCAGAGACTGTAAATGTCAGGCTCTGCATCTGCAAGTCGGTTACTGCACCAGCTACATCGGTTGTGTTATTGACTAGCACAAGACCTGTGTAGATTGGGTTGCCAGCACCTACTGGGTAGGTTGTTGTATCGGTTGAACCGATAATCTTGAAGTAAGCGTTTGTTCCCCAAAGTGTCTGCAATGTGCGCAGAACTCCAGCATCACCTTGATCGTTCAAAAACTCGATGGTTATTGTTGAATCCTCAAGACCTTTTACTCTGCGCACTCCATTATCGCCCATCGCGGTGATATCAAGCTCTGTAAATGCGCGGTTGATTGTGATGCTCTGAACCCATTGTGAAAGGTCGATGTTAGCAGGGCTTGAAGTTCCCAACTTTAGACCTACTTTGTTGTTGAGTAGAATTGCCATGCTTTATTCCTCTTCCTTCTTCGCTGTTGGCTTTGTCTCTGGCTTTGATGCAACCTGACCGATTTTGATCAGGAACGCTTCATTTTCTTTCTCGGTCATGTTAGCTCCATTCCGTTAGTACGCTAACCTGCACGTCGCAAGCTAGCAAATCTCCTGTTGGTAGGTTTAGTACCTTTGGGCTGCTGATGTTGCCCACGTTAAAAGCAATGTTTGATGCAGATAGCAATTGAAAGACTCGGACTATATCGTCCTCAATACCTGCGAGGTTGCCTTGGTTATCGAGAAGAGGCACAAGGATGCTAATAACAAAGTTAGCCAAAGGTGCAACGTTCTTGGCATTGTTGCTAGGGACTAGATAAGGATCAGCAGGGCTGATAATGACACTATTGGCTATTGGGGTTGCTGGTGGAAAGCTAAAGATTGACCATTTAGTGTTATCAGTAAGTGCAGCCGCTATCGTGCTGCGTAGGGTGGTTATCGCTGGCATCAGCCCACCATAGAGTTAGGGCTTAGGTAAGGTGCTAGCAAGCCGCGAACGCGAGCCATGAGCTGATTAGACATGGTGTAAGGGCTTGGTGCGTAGCCGTCAATAGATACCGCCTGTCCAGTCGGTGCCTGTCTGGCTTGCCAAATTGCCACGCTGATCATAAGGCTGGCTTCCTGAATAGCAGGGATGGTTGTGTAATCAACGTAGGTCTCTGCTGAAAGAGTGCCGAAAGGGTTAATCGGGTGGAATGGTGTTGGAGTGTTGTTATTGCCTGTGATTGCGTAGGTAATAGAACGAGCTTCCAAAGATGTAATTGTTTTGTTGCCATTGTGCTTTGAGCCGCAGCCTGTGATATTGACTGTCTGACCAACATAAAATACATCTTCTACTGGATCAGTAAAGTAAGAAGTACCTGTTGTGGCTTCGTTGCTATGCCCGATAATTGGAGTCGTGTTAGTCCATAGAAAAGGCAACAACACGTTATCACTAGCATCGCATACGGACTGAAGCACAGAGTCTTGGTACAAAGTCCCAATTCCAAGTGCCGTACGTAATTCCGCGACTGTCGTGATTGACATTGTTATCCTTTCTAAAGACTAGAGGGAGCTGCAAGGGCTCTGGCAGCCCCCTCTAGCGACTTAAGTGCTACTTACGCAGCGTTATTGAACTTGAAAGCTCCAGATGCAGTTGAAGGAGTCTTAGTGGCGATTGCGTAATAGCCATAGTATCCAACTTCAACTTGACCTGTTCCAACCTTGTCAGCACGAAGCTGAAGGCGTGGGCTCTCGTACCATGTGAATGATTCGCGGTTAACCACGATGATTGAGCCGTCTGCTACTCCTGTGAGTGAGTAATCGACATAGAGATCGAGTCCTAGTAGCGATCCACGAAGTGACTGTGAAACATTACCTGCTGCGTTCTGTGGCTGTGATGCAATGAAGAGAGGGCGGTTAGAAGAATCTACCATTCCCATGATGTTGCTCCATTGTGTTGGAGAAACAATTACTCCTGATGCAAAGCGAAGTGTGTTTGTGTAGATTGAATCAGATGCGCGAGCGATAAAGCCAGCCATTTCAGCACCATCCCAAGGAAGTGTGATTGCTGTTCCATCTGCTGTTGCGTTTGTTGAGATTGCTGTGCGTGCTGCAACGTTTGTTGACTTAGCATACGCATCTGCCATGAGGCTCTGAAGCTCCGCAAAGAATGCGGGAGAAGTTCTATCAAGGACCTCTACATCAAATAGCTGCATGCCCGCTGCTTTTTTGACATCCACGTCAAGATACTCAATTTCCACCTGATCGTCACCAAAAGCTGCTTTTTCAGCTACAGGTGCAGTTACAGCTGGGAGCGCCTTTACGCGAGGAATCTGGAACTTAAATCCAGCGTCTGGAAGTGTGCCAGTAGAAATTGCGTCAATTGTTGGGCGACCAGCAGTTGACTTGTTGTTGATAATTTCAGTTAGCTGACGTGTTGGTACAAGACCTGCAACGTCTGTTGTGTCTGTATCTGATGCTGCTGCAAGATACTGACGTGCTGATTCGTCACCGAATGATGCGCGAATTGAGTTCTCAAGGAATGCTTCGTTTGAGAGGTTGATGCGTGGCTTTGTATAAGCCCTTGCTGTGACAGTAGGGCGAGCAGCTTCCACAGCCGCAGCTTCTACTGATGGTGCTTCAACTGTAGGTGTGTTTTCCACTTCTACTGTCTCGCTTTCTGTAGTTGGTATGTTGTCTATGATTTGCTTAACTGAATCAAGCAAAACTTCTACTGGTGCGGTCTGCTCTGGAGCAAGTTGCAACTGTTCGATGGCTACGTCAATTGCGTTTGTAGCCGCTTCTGTTTGTTCAGATGCTGCAATTCGCATAACTTGGGCTGACTTGAATGCTGGTTCTGTCACTAGGCTTACTTCCTTTATTTTGGCTGAAGATACAACTATGTGACCTTCACGCGATGGCTTTGATGCAATAATCTCTGCTCCGATTGAGAGCCCAGACACTAAACCTTCTTGTGCTTGGATTAGAGCATCGCTGCCGCCTGTCGAACGGCTTAGCTTGAAGGTCGCGTAAATGCCTTGCCCTTCGCGATACTCTGCAGAGATCATTCTTCCTACTGGCTTGCGTACGTTATGCTGCGACAAAAGCTTTACTTTTGTAGGTTCTGAAATGTCAATAGAACCTTTCTCAAATACTGCGCCGCCAAGATTTGTATATCCAACTTCGCCTGTTCCCATTGGCACAATAAGCCCAGAGATTTCGCGGCGTTCTTCGCTGCACTCAATAGACGATGCTTCGATGTATAGATTTTCCATTAGCTCTCATTTCCGTTAGGGCTTAAATCTTCCATTTTCATTGCCTGTTCAGTTGTAATCAAGCCAAGTGCAAGCATCTTCTCAAGAACGAGTAGTCGCTCCATTGGCTCGGTGCGTAGGAATGAATCATCTAGTGCGAACTTGACATGATGCCCAGCAGTTGAAATGTCATCCATAGATAGACGTGCTTCTACTGCACTTACATAAGGCTGCAGGGTGTAAGCCACCATTTGCTTGCGCTCGTCTTGGACGTTGGCGTATGTCATTGTGGTGTTCTGTGATGCTGAAACATAATAAGGATCAACAGAGCAAAGACGTGCGCATTCTGTGGCAAGGTTCTGAATTGCCTCGTTGTAGAGCATATCCTTTGGTGAGAACTGAACTGGTTGGAACTCAAGAGTAGAAGTCAAGTATGCAGTTGCATTATTTTGGCGGCTGCGCTTCCATGCAGCTAGTAATCCAGATACTTCTTGTGGTGGAAGGTCAGCCCCTGTGTTCCTCAATATGCCCTGCGCCATCGGCGTGGATGCGGCTATCGCGGCTGCCTTCTGCACGTCAATCGCTGCTTGAATAGTGCGCGCTCCTGTTGCAAGGATACCTTCATCCTTTTGGAATGTGATAAGTGAACCAAGCCCAGACATCGGTACAGGGATTCCGTCAATGTAATACTGGGTAATGTAAGTTGTGTATGGATCAGTCTCAAAGCTGACGCGAGTATTTGCTACCCACTCTGCGTTAGCCATGCGCCCATCTTCCTGATAGGTCTCTGTAATTTTCCAGAAACTTTGCCCATACATCAAGAGGCTGTCAATTGTGTAATACAAAGTCTCAAAACGTGGCTGTGATCTAGAAGGTTGTTCAACCCAACGAGGTGGAGCGACTTTCTCTCCTGTTGACTTCTTGTAATACTCTAGAGGAATCGAGGCGATAGTTCCACTAATTAAATCTCTGCATCTTTTGATAGCAGGTACGGAAAGCGCATTCATGCGGCTTACTGCGGTTGGATAATAGTTGTTGTATCCGTAAAACGCATCAGCCATAATTTGAGGCGCGGCTTGAGCTTCAACGATTTGTGGCTTACGCGAAAAGAGACCCATAGAGGGCAATTATACACTACATATAGATTATTCTGTGTATATAGCCGCTACCTGTTGTGGTTTGGTTAGTTTCCAGACAATCATTGCAACGCTGATTGGCACGTCAATAAATCCTGCTGATTTCCTTTTGATGATTCTCCAGCCAGAGTCCGAGACCTTCGCAGCTACGTTTGCAAACTGTTCAAGAATCAACTGTTGCCCATTATGAGCCAATTTCTGCGCTATGACTGCATCAAGTAAATCACCGCAAGCCTGATAGAACTGCTGACCCGAACAATCCTCGACTATCTGACCAGCGTTGGATAACTTCTCGGCAATAGACTGGGT